AGGGCCTGAGCTTGTTCCCCCTGTACGGGATAGAGGACGACCTTGTGGTCGTAAGCGCGAATAATCAATTCCAATTCCACCTCCTGTAGTAAGACAGTTCATACTACGCCAAGCTACATTGGCCCACTCTTCTCTTGTATCTTCCTCTGCTCTTAGTAGATAACAATTATTTAGAAAGTGAGCTTGGCGGCCAGCATAATAGAGATACCTACCACCAGCTATAAATTTCATATCTTTCATGTATTCAATTAATTGATCTTTATCTTCCTTACCAAGAAGATTAGGCTCCGTTCCCCATCGAGTACCACAAACATCTTCTACTAGCCGTTCACAAAGAGCACTCCAATTGTCATTCTGTCCTTGGGAATATTTTTGTTTGAAGATACTTTCTGCAAAGGAAGTTTTAAAATAATTTTTATACATTAGAATTTCTATTTAAGTAATTTAATACCAATTGAGCGTCGTCCTTTTTAAGAATTAGTTTATCAATAATACGTTCAATAAATATCCTTCCTTCATCACGATTCCAGTACAATTTATAGGCATTCTTTGTTGCTTTATGTTGCCCAATTTTAAGGTGTTGGTATAACTGGCCCCCATATTCTTTTTGTATTTCTTTCAATAATAGTAAACCATCATCACCACTTTGAGACAACATAATAGAATGGTGTCCGTATATTTTTCCATTCGGATGATATTGTTTTGTTATTTTAAAACAACCTTCTCCATCAAAGAATCCTGCTACGTATTCATCTGTTAGTTTTGTTACCATAAGATTTGATTTCTTTCAGTTGATCTTCTTCAAGTTGTTTCCTAAGACGAAAGGATTTCTTTCCTTTTTTATTTTCTTCTTTAGGGACAGTCTTCTTCGTCTTCCAGATCATCTTCTTCCGCTTCATTCTCATACCAAAATTCAAACCTATCATCAAACCTATCAATCAAATCTTCAGATGTGATGTTAAGCATATCAATTAATTCTGGTTGTTCATGTTCTTTATACTCTTCAATGTAATCTTGTAAAGATCTCACGTTGCAGTTCCTTGTTTCTTATCATAGCTACGTAGAGCACCAAGACCAAGGATACCCATGAGAATTTGTATAGTTAGGTTGGTATCTATCACAGGGAAAGCACCTGTATAACCAAAGCCTACTTGGGAAATAAACCGTAATACAGGCTCAAATACAGAAGAGTAACCAAGAGCAATGGCACCAATCCAACCAACTGAAGGACGCCATCCTGATACAAAAATTGAAGTACTTTGTGCTTCATTTGCATTGACCTCTATTTGAGAAAGTTGTAGTTTAATATCATTAGCAAGACAGAACTTTTGGAATTCAATATCCAACTCTTTTGCTTTTAGCAATTGTTCTGCTGTCATACCACTAAGAGTCTGCTTGATAGAATCTACAGTCTTCTCTGATGCTCCAAACTTCCCCGCTAACCATTCAATACCGCTACCTACAAGACCACCAGCAGGGCCACCAAGGAACGAACCTATTGCTGGTAATACCTCAATCCAACTTGCCATCTATAACCTCGTCTCTTTCTCCACCAATGTGGCGCACATACCAGAGTGTCTCATCTACAGCACAATCACCACACTTACAAGATACAAATTCTCCTGGATATGTAGAACTAAATAGCCCTTCACATTTCTTACATTGATATGTATGCGGTTGGAACAACTTGTTCATTCTTTTTATTTTCTAGTTCAATAAGTAATTCTAAACAATGAATGGCTTTTTGTAAATCCAAGATACCATTTTTATTTCTCCATCTTGTTACATATTTTATCACATTCCCCTCAATAAAGGGAATCTTATTTACAAAGTTATATTCAGCAGGTTGGATGGGGTAATTAACGTAGTGATCTCCACCAATCTGATGACTAAGAGCACTATTCATTATAGAAGTGCCTCTCTGTTATGTAACCGTCGTTCAAATCGTCTAAGGAGGTAGTCCAAGGTAATACTGTGGCATTGGAAGGCACCGTCATCAACTTCGTAAAGCATGTGAATTCCTCTAAAGTGATTGTTTCCCTGCGGCCCAAGATAGTCTTCATCGTGTAGATAACAGCATCCAGCAAAGAGTCCAGTAATGCATTTACCGTCTGCCCTATACTCATTGTAAATCTCCATCTTTTGATTGTGACCTTGGATACAAGAGATGTGCTTCTTGGTTACCAATGCCCTTGCAGATGTTACTGGCCTACCCATAACCCCTGTAGTAAAGTAATGGCTATAAGCAATACCATCTACCATCACTACTTCAAGGAAAGGATAGACACTCCATCCATACTTAGCGTAGTTTAGATCACTAAGATCAATTGTACCATCCAACTTAGGATCATTCTCTGTAGCTCTCGTGATACGATTCTCATGGTTACCAAGAGTGAGTATCATCTGTGGGTGATATTGTTTCTTCTTGTTTCTAGAAGCATGGAGATTATATTCTCCAAGAGGGCCAAGGAGAGTCTTCATTGCATAGTTGGATGCTTCTACGTCATCCTTATATCTACGCCCTTCAAAGGATTTTTTACCCACATCGTAGCTACTAAGGGAAGGAAGATCGGCGAAGTCACCAAGACAAATTACAGTGTCTGGTTTTTTCTCTACCATATATTCCCCAACAACTTTTAGAAACTTAAAGTTTTGTCCTGGTTTTGTCTGTACGTCTGGTATGACCATGTGGGTCTTCATCAAATGATTTCCAATTCGTGTAGTTTTTCTTCTACAATTTTCATTAGTTTTGCTTCACGAAATCCAAAACTATCTGGGATATCAAGACTAATGGCGTAGTCAATATTATACTTCTTTTTCAAATGATCTGCAACAGATTGTTCTGCACAGATAATCTTATCTGCCCATTCAATTAGCACCTCATCAATCTGGATGAGAGCATAGTCATGGATACCTACAGCACGAGTGTTGAATCCGTGATTACTAAGGATGTAGGCAATGGTGGGGGAGCGTAGCAATCCTGCCGAGCATACACACAATACCTTTTCCATAGACCCTTGGAAGGGATTCTTACAATTCCAAAGAGCATTATTTCTCATTTAATTCTTTCTTGTTTTGTTGTTGTTAATGCACGTTCTATAGACCATCCTCTATATAATCTATATTGTAGTGTATTTGTTTTTATATTTATTCTACGTGCCCATTCACTAATAGAATGACATTGGTTATTAAACTCAATAAATATATTTGCAGATGTATTATTACCTTGTTCCCTATATGTTGCCCATCTACAATTATCTTTTGTATATCCAAATTGATAATTAATTCTATCTAAGGATTTTCCTATAGGTCTTTCTCCCATATCTTCTAAGAAGGAATAGAAATCATTCCTCCAAGAATCACAGACAGTTATACCATTACCACCATACCATTGATAGCCGGTGGCTTTTGGATTATAACAACGAGACAACATGTTACGCCAAGTACCCTCTTCTCGTGGATAAAGTAATCGTTTACTTGACACGTTTAATCCTTTCATTTTGACTCTTAATTTTGTGACAGGCCTTACAGATAGCTTGTAGATTTTCCTTAGAGCAATACAATCTATCTATGAAGGTATTCCAATCTATGAAACCTGTACTAGGATCTACAACAGGGGAGATGTGATCTACTTCAATATCTTTAGAAGTAAACTCACCTTTACAAATGTTGCAACTGTAATGTTTCGCTACTCTTCCTGTTTTAATATTGATCTTTTGTCCTATACAAGCATCAGATAATGTTTCAAACTTAGGGGGCCAGCGCCTTGCGCCTGAGCGCAATACGCTGGTGATAAATCCCTTTAGTCTTCCTGCTGTCCAGGCACTCAAGCATACTCCTTATCAGGATAAGCAGAGATGTTAATTAAATCTATGGCAGTGTCTCTATCTCCATATGTTCCATCAATAGACCACTGACAAGGATAATAAATATCTTCCGAGCTTTCATAATATGCGCCATTTATGTAACGACCATCAAAAATCTCATAGAACTTAACTTCTGATCCACCTCTTGTTTCAATGGGTCTGGTAAAATCAAGTGTTTGCTTCTGTGACCCCATGTTTCCTCCTCATTTTGCATGATCCACAAACACTGAGCATTCATAAAGAATCGTTGTGCATCTTCATTGTATAAATCAAAGACAATATCTAACAATTCTTGTTCTGTTTCAATATTATCTAGCAACTTAGCAGCCTTAACTTTACCAATCTTTTCTACTCCACGGATGTTGTCAGAAATATCTCCAATCAACATCTGTTTGTAAAAGGTCTTGATTCCTTCAAAGGGTGCTGTGTATGTCTTATTATTGTGCAACCAATTATAATGCCAACCTGGTATCATCAACAAATCTTTGTCCAAACTTGCAATCATTGTAGAATCGCAACTGTTTTGTTGACTCCAAAGTGTTTGAACAATACCGAGGAGATCATCTGCTTCACATCCATCCGATACAACAGCATGCCACTCTTCAACTAAAAATCTACGACATTGCTGCAACCAACGTGGGGGTTCTTTATCCTTTCTGTTAGCTTTATATTCAGGATTTGCAACTTTTCTGAAATTGTTATGTCCAGTTAAATAAGTAGTGTAACATTCACTTTCTGTGTTATGTAACAATTCTTGCATTAGCCTGTCACAACGGAGAATAGCAATCTCTTCTTCTCCGTGTGGCTCGACAGATGCAGCACACCTATATGTTATGAGATCCCCATCTATCAAAAGATGCATTTATTTATATCCTTTCCCTCTTCGGGCAGCATTACTGGATATTTTGCACATATTATGTACGCCATTCCAAGCATTTTTGTTTCGAGGAAATTCTTCTTTTACATGATACTCTTTACAACTAGTACAGTAATGATATATATCAGGATTATAACCATCGTCTATACTTCTTTGTCTTGCATGTATAAGTTGATGGTAGGTATTAGTACAAACGACAAAATTCTGTCGTCTGTTATCTAATTTATTTCCATTAACATGATGAACATGTTCTGTGGATTTTAATGCTCTACCTAAAATCTTTTCTACAATACGTCTATGTACTAATTGATCCTTTTGGTTTCCAATAGAACATTTGGCATGACCTGACGAACCTATCCAAGTATGTCCAATATGTTCCACTAAGTCCGCATCAACAAGTAAATGCATTAGACTGGAATATCATCTTCAACATTTCCCCAATCGGGAATCAATTCTTTCTGAAATACCCAATCAGTGTATGTTTGAGCAAGTTCCATTACCCTGGCTGGTGTCTTCTCATCTCCAAGTGTATTGATAGCAGCAGTTAGTGACGACTGCCGAACGATCAGCGCCTGCCGCGCTGCCCGTTCGTCGGCTGTTTCATACGTACTCTTGGGTGTAGCGAAAGACTTATTTGCTACAGGGGAAGTAGATGCAACAGGGATATCAGTAGCAGCAGATACAGCAGTCCAGTCCCAATATCCAGACTCTTCGTTCTTTTCGGATGTGATTGTGAATGTGGTTCCATTAGTAGCAGATGAGAGTGTATCGAACACAGCTTTGTTGGTGAAAGACATAATCTTTTTACCTTCAATTTTACCTGTGTTTTCATTTTTGTATGCTACATCCAACATAATATAAGAACCCTTTTTAGTTGGTTTAGTAGTAGCTTGTACATTAATTACCGTGATGTTAAACTGCATGTTTACTTCTCCTTTAAAACAACATTATAACAATTGTTTAACCAAATGTCAAACAATTTCTGTTAAATCTTTCATGTTAGGGCCACTACTTACTTCACACAAGAGAGGTAGTGTCCAATTTACATTAAACATTTTAGAGATAGCATTGGGTAAATCTCTGAAGGTGTCATGGAACATTTGTGCTACAGGTTTTACATTCTTTTCTGGTGTATCTAGTACGATTGAGTCATGTACAGTTGATATGAGTTCTCCTTGTAATCCTGAATTATACCAGCGATTTGCGAACGATACTCTGGCGACTGCCATAACATCTGCTCCACATCCTTGGTTGATGTGGTTGGTGATGTCTGGGATGTTCCACTCACCTCTGATAGGTTCATGCTGATGAACTCTTCCAAAAGGACTGATAGTTTGTCCTGTTGTTGTAGCCTCTTGTATAAGTTTGATGTGACATTGATTGAGTCCATAATATTTCTCAAAGAAATTATCTATTACTTGTTGCCAGTATTTAACACTTTTTGAGACTTTGCTAAAGTCTGGGTCATGGGCATATGCGTACGCAGGCCCACGATAAATAGCTCTAAATAAAAATATCTTCGCAATGAGTCTAGAGATGAGTTTAAAATCGCTTTGATTTTTTGTATGTATGTCATTTAGTTTTGGATCCTTTACAAAGTTTAACCATTCTTCAATACCATTCTTGTCCTGACTAATGAACAAGTAGGTGATCCATTCCAGGGATTTGGCATCCGCATTAACTATCGTGATATTTACTCCTAATGAATTCAAAATCTACAGGGGTAAAGTCAATTTGTTCTACACTTAGATTCATATATCTATCGTCATCTAGGCTATTCGAGTGCAGATGTCCATGTAGATTTGCTCTCCATCTAGCAAGGCTTTCAGGATGGATAGGAATGTGTGTCAAGATAAACTTATCTAGGGTATGACTACCACGAACATCTTTAAAATGTTGTGCATACTGGGACAACTTGAAATTATCATGATTGCCCTTGATAAGTACCTTAGTTCCATTAAGTCTTGCTAGGGTTTCTGACAATTTTGCCCAACTTTTGAAACCTATATCTCCTAGATGATACACCTTATCGTTAGGACTCACAGTGTTATTCCAATTCTGGATAAGAGTCTCATCGTGTTCTAGGATAGAGGTAAAAGGACGAAGAGGATTACCTTCATTGGTTTTAAATGTGAGGATGTTTGCATGTCCAAAGTGCGTATCCCCAATTAGAAATGTTTTACTCATAACGTGTAATGCAAAATTTCTTGCAGCCTCCTGGCATGTTCTGTTGATTTGGTTTTGTTGCTGTTAGTCGGGAGCTTTTTGCAACACATTGGTTAAGTTGTCCATGAACAATTGAATCTTTCCAGCAATGGGATTCAATAAGCTTTGGAATTCCGTTATAATAAGTTCCTTGGAGCTTTGCGATGCCTCTCCTAGTAAGTATGTTATCAATAATCTTCTTGACTCGTCCAGTTGATTCCAAGTTTCGCAAGACATCTTCGCTTGTTCCATAATAGCCTTCCTTTGCTAATGCTGTTTTCTTGTCAGGCTCTATGAGCCTTGGCATTACATATTCTTTTGGGAACTTTCTGAGCTTGACTTCTCCGGCTCTTGTTCCGGTTTTGTAGGTTCCAATTGGGACATACACTTCATCGGTAATAGTACCACCATAAAGCATACAACTAATATGATCAGGAGAAGCCAGGTTAATGGGAATATCAGGAAACTCATTAAGAATACTCCTATCCAGGGCAAGGCACTCCTCCGTAAGAAGTTTGGACGCATTTGCTGCCCCTTGTTGATCGAATTTGTATCCATTGTATTCCATTGCTTGTAAGACAAGTAAGTCATAACATTGCAGTCTAAAAAGATTATATTTTCCTGCATGTTCTGGTTTCTTAAACTCCGCTTTCTGTGCTTCATACAAAGCAAAGGTAAGAGAGATGTCTTGTTTCAGATATTCCGCTAGTTCTTCATGCGGAATACAATCTGTATCAATTCCATTGTCCCAATATTTAGATTTGATTACATCAATCTTATGTCCTAGCTCACGTTTAGAACAACTTTCTTCTAAGGAAGGATACTTCCATGTTTGATTTGACAGTATAAATTCTGCCAGTTGGCAGTCCCACACTGGTAACCGAATAGGTATGGTAACACCAATATTCCTAAGCCAATGCAAATCAAACTTAAAGTTAAATCCAATAACAAGGGATGCTCCTGCCAGAAGTTGTGTAATAGACTGATTTTTATCATTATCAAAATAAACACAGGAACTAGTAGTACCCCACCCACCAAGGACAAGTTTGTTTCGTTGATCAAATGGATCTCCTTTATTGTAGATGGTTGTCTCAACATCTAAAGCAAATGTTTTCATTACTTCACTCGGTTAGGCCACCCCTCATCAAGGGTGGATGAAGCAACAGTGATGAATTTCTTAGCATTGAAGAATTGATTTACAGAGGATACTTTCTTTGCAATGGCAACAGCCAATGAATGTCTCTGTGGTTCTGACATTTTTTCATCTCTAATTATTTTGGCTACATCTAGCCAATCTCTTTCAAGTCTCATACGTAGTCTTTATACCTTGCAATTTCAGGCTCAATTATGACATCCACTTTCCCATGCCGCATAGCAGGGATAGAATCCAAATCACCAGTGAGCTTATTCTTAGATGCATGAAGGTGTCGAATGAATTCAAAGCCATCCTGATGTGTTTTTCCAATTCCTAAGATCCAATCTGCCTCTGCTTGTTTAGCTGTTTTAGCATTGGCAACATTCTCCATAGTCAGCCATTTTTTACCTTCACCCGATCCATCTGCTTGAGAAACAGCAATTACAGGGCCATATGCTTTGGCCAATTCCCTGGCCCATTGATAGATGGATCCAAGACGTAAATCCTCTCTATCCGCAGTAAATCCTTTAACTTTATCCAACTGATCAAATATTATAGCAGAAGGATTATACTCTTTGCAATACTTTTCTACCATTGTTTTAGAAATAGTAGCTGTATCTATTAATTTAAGTTTATTATTAATAATATTATGATATATACTATTATATTCTTTAATATTACTAAAGAGTTGATCTAATTTTATCCCAAGGGTAGCTTGGAATATGCGGAGTTGGACTTTCTTCCCTTCTTCTTCGTTGTTAAACCAGAGGATTGGGCCAGCATCTTTCGGGATTTGCTCTGCGAAATGCGAAATTTCTGAAGCAAGAAATGTTGTTTTGCCTGTCTCAGGTCTTGCAAATATAAAGCCAAAATCTCCCTTTCTGAGGGATCCGAGCATTTGATTGAGGCTTCCAAGTCGCCAACGGAAACCATGCTTTTGTACATGCTCTGTATATAAGTTTTCAAGATCGTCTGAGACAAAGTAGTCATCTCCTAAAGTTTTAATTGTTTCTGAGCAATTGTTAATGATGGTGGATAGCTCTAGGAACGATTTCCTGCCCTCTGTTACGTCGATTGCAAGTAAAGCAATGGTATGGGCTAGGTTACGTTCTTTTAATTGCTCTAAGAGCGTTTCTGCAACATCAGGTTGTACATCATTTTTAGCAATTTCTTCCAGGATAGCTTTATAAACTTGCGTATCTTTGGTGAGATTGTTTAAAACATACAGGCAATATTCATTAAAAGATACATCTCGTTGCATCTTTCCCATCAATTCATCAAGAAATTGATAAAGCAGTTGTAATTCTCTGTCATCTTTTATTTCTATATATTGTCGATATTTATTGTAAATATCAAAAAGGACAAGTATATTAAGAAGGGCTGCTTCCGGTCTTATCATGGATATATTTTTCTATTTTTTCTGTGCTATATTCTTTTGGATCTTTGCCAGACACAATTACACGGCAATCAAGTCCAAATAAACCGCCTTTGTAGCCAAAATTGATAGCTTGTTTTGTTTTGTCTGGGTCAAGCCAGATGTAAATAGTATCATAATATTTCCTTAGTAGGGTGAATTTATGATTAGATATGACCGACCCAAATAGCGGGCTACTTAAACATACTCTTGATACTTTTATGGCGGAGATTATATCCTCAACTAACACAATGGATGTGGAGGGTAGGCCAAGGGTGTAGTGTATTTGTTCTACTTTACCTTTAGTGTGCCATTTACCAATTTTAGGGTCATTTCCAAAGTATCGGCCTTGCCATGCTACCAATTGACCTTCAATGAAATAAGGAAAGAGTAGGAATTGCCTACTCTCTGACCACATGATATTATACTTGGTCAATGCATTTTTGTCAAGTCCGTATTTGGTGAGCCATTGTAATGCTTGGTTAGGTATTCTGACATTGCTGTCACTTGGAAGGCAAAGGTTGTAATTGTTTTGTTGTGGAAGCTCATCCACTTGTCTGTGTCGTTGACTAAAATTCGCAATTTTATTGCCAGGACGATAATAGCCACAGCTAAAACAATAATGATGCCCATCTGAATATACCCCAAGGTTGTCGCGTCCATTATCTCTCCCCTCAGATAAACACTCTGGGCATTGCTGGTGATTTAGTAGGTTTGCTGGCATCTTTTTTAATTATTGGAGGATAGACTTTGTTAACTAACAATTTATAAAAATAGTTATTTAGATATGGAGAATCTGTATAATCGCGTTTATATGTACGGGCATTGTAAATTAAAGTTATGATATAGAATGGTCCAGTCATACCATGACTTTTGGATTGACTTTTATGATAACCTGATATATCATAAGGATCATCTAACTTAATTAGATATGGAAAAGGATTATTAAAAATATCAACAAGATTTTTTACTATGTTTGGTTGGCTATTACGTTTTAAAACATCTATATATCCTAGTTCATTAGGATAGAAACTAATCTTAGCATCATTATTATCTATGTCTAGTGGAATGGATGTTAAATTTGGTTTTACTCCCATTAGTCTAATAATAGAGAGATAGATAGACCAACCAAAACTATTTAATGTCCATTTATTATCTCCTTTTATAACATAAAGGAGATTGTCGTATGTATTTTTTGTCCAAGATGCTTGTTCAATAGTAGTGGGAGAAATCCCATTCTTTTCAAACCAAGGATTGAGAAAAGTATTGATGTTGTTTATAACATTTGTAGCAATTTGTTCATTAGGAAAAAAGATATAGATACAATTTTCATATCGTTCTTTGTCTGTAATATTATACTTGGTTTGATTAGTAGTGCGACGAGTTTGAAATAGATTGTCAACAATATAATCTTTACATGTACCTATATTCATTAACATTTCAATCTTATTTTTATCAATAGTGGCTGCTTTTCCCCAATACCAAATATTTTTACTGATTAAGGCTTGGGTTATAAGTGGATTAATAAGTTGCAGCATTTTTGATGGCTTCCTTGTAATTGGTTAATGTAGTTCCTTCTAATCCAGGAGCAGTGTTAATTTCCAAGATATAGAATTGTTTGTGATGTTGATTATAAATTAAATCAACAGCGCCAAAGTCTAGACCAACTGCATTGACTGCTGTAATGCTAAGGTTAGTTGCTGTATCTGGGAGAATGAAGCCTTCTCGACAATAGACCCATCCAGTGTGAATATTTCGGATTGCTGTGTTTCTTTCTCCTTCGTAATCAATGACTTTACGTTTGATTTGTGCGTCAATGACGTGTCCTTGGAAGACATGTACTCGACATTCATAGGTTTTCTTTATGTATTGGGTGTAAAGGGGGGCAATAGGAACAGGTTCCTCTCTATTGGATGGAGTCCACATATGAATACCTTGTCCGCTGTGCCCCGTCAGGGTGGCCCTAGCCACCACGAGGGGCCAGGTCTTAGCAACATCGGAATCAGTAGTCCAAGGCACAGTGGAAAGCCCAACTTCTGCTAGTACTCGAAGACAAGATAGTTTGTTATTTGCCCTAATACGATTACGATTGAGTTGTTGTCCATTCCAATCATCAATATTGTTATGTCCTCCCCAATAAACAACCAAGTCTGAGATTTTAGTTTTGAACCTACTTGTGGAAGATTTGCGATAACATTTCAATCTGTCAGCACGTAGTGCGTCTTGTAATGCTTTACAAGATTTACTTCCCTTCTTATATGGAACCAGGATAATTCTTTTATACATTAGTTACTCCTGAACATTTAGGACAAATAGTAGAAGCCACCGCATGATTTTCTATGCATACATTTGAGTTGGTTAGTTCTTTCCATTTAATTGTGGTGTTACATACATCACATTCAATTGGAAACCTATCATCAAAATACATTTCTTCTGTTACAATTAAATTATTACTGGTGATTTGCCAAGATTTAATTTCCTCCAGATTAGATACAAAAATCCGAATCTTATCTTGGAATTTTGTAAGTCCACGTACAACAACTTCATATATACCAGTAAGATTCATTGCATTGAATAGATGTGGTTGACAATAATGGACACATTCAATGAATGGTTTGTCTACATTAACAATATCAAATTCAATTTTGTAATTACTACCATTTGCTACTTCTTCATACGAGGAAACAACACAAAGTAATTTAGTGTTCAATTCAATTACATCTGTGACATCTTTAATTGAATTGAAGTTTGAATCAGAAAGAAAGAAATTTTCTGGGCATTCTGTCACCTCGTATGTAGTTTCTTTAGAGTTCGGAATATGGGTCGTAGTATTCGAGGTAACAGTGATAGGGTGGTGTTGAGGGCCACTTTTTTTTTGTTCAATTGCTTCTGATTCTTTATATAGGATTTTATCATCCATATCTATGTAATAAGGGATATTTTCCTCGAAGATACCAGAAGTTATGATTTCGGTGTTATTTCTTTTTGCAATCCAATAGGCCAAAGATTCTTCAGAACTAATGATGAAAGAGGATTGTGTTTCACTGATGAAGAGAGGTCGGGTGCTATTACGAATAAAATTGAGGCGTTTCTTTTCTACGTCATACCAGATGAACGCATAAGCACCTTCAATTTTTTCAATAACATCTTCAATGTTTTCGGCTTTTGCTAAGGCATTTGCAATGGCGGCACTATCTACTGTACTGTCCTTGCAGAAGGATTTGTGATTAGAAATCATTCCGTTATGGATGAGACAAATTTTATTGTTTTTATCCCAGAAGGGGTGGGAATCTTGATCTCGTTTGTCTCCATGAGTTGCTTTACGATTGTGTCCTAATACGAAATGATATTTTTGTATGATGTTTTGTTTAAATGTTTGGAATTGGGTAGTGCTGATGAAATCTGCTGCTGTTACTGCTTGTTTTTTGATATCAACATTACCTTGTTTAGTAACACCAAAGACTCCTGTTGCATCCCAACCTCTTACAGCATTTGTGTAAAGAAGTTGTTCAAACATATCTGCGTCTTTTCCGAACAATCCTACAGGATTTTTAGCAATAATTCCTACCAGACCACACATATTATTCTCCGTTCCTAGTTACTGGTGCTCTTCTGGTGTTTCTTTGTGTAACTATTTCCATATAAGTTTCGAAATTTACTCTTTCTGGATTAAAAGTGGGCACGGCTTGTTGGCCGAGTGTGTTTGTTCTAGGTGTAGGAGGAACATTGGGTATTGGTTCCCTCTCTTCTTGCGTAGGGGTTGGTGGTAGAGTATCCCAGAAATTAATTTCTGGATTAAGGGTTCTTCTTGGAGGAGGCGTCACAAATTTATATTTAGAATTTTTATTTAAAGTGACAAGAGCAAGTTTGATATAACTAATAGGTTCTTCCATTACTTTTTGTAGATTTGGAATACCTCGACATAATTCATCCGTTAAATTATCAAAGATGTCATGAACAAACATTTCATATTCAGAAGAGGTGTTAAGATCTGTTACCCTTCGAATTAGGTTGGAAAGTCCGTGTTGTTTTGATGCTGTTTTGAGACAGGATAGGATATTAATCCAAGTGAGAATTCTGGTTTTGTTGTTTGTTCCTTCAAGGTGGCGGAATTCTACAGAACCTTTAGACTCAATGGGAAGAAGATTGAGGGCTGTGTATTTATTCCATTCCCTAATTGTTTCTTTAGGGTAGTCATTTAATTGAAGGAATTTATTGACATAATCTGTTTCTGTAATTTTAATGCAGAAGATGGATTCGTCTCGATTATGACCGACCCAATTAAATAATACATTTTCCAGGGCGGTATACAAAATTACTAGACAACTGATTTGATCTAGTGTTAGATCACGTACATTCATATGTACGTGGGTTGAAGTACGAGGAGTGAATTCAACTTCTGTCCCAATACTATTAAATAATTGGGTGAGAGCATTCTCTACTTGAGATGCTCGGATGGGGAGGGATACGAATTCAATTCCTTGGTTACGTAGGCTGTGGTCTGTGGTCACTGTCCAATAAGGATATTGATGGGAAATAATTTTATGTTTCGTGCAGTTCTCAACTTCAACCTCAACCCCAAAGATGTATAGATTTCCCACCATGTGATGAGTAGGGTTGTGGTATTTATCTTCTATCTGCAATTGTTCTTGAATCTGTGTTTGATTCAAGGGAGGAAGAGAGAAGAATTTGCTTATTCTTGCGGGGTTAGATTTAATTTCCATTTATAAATTCCATGATGTTTAAAGAAATCCAGAAGTTCTTGTTTCAATTCTTGTTCCATCAATTTAATTTCCTTAGATTGAAAATCTATTGATGCTATTACATGTTCTTTGTAATAGAGATTTAGGTCGGGTTTGACCGCAAAATTCGGAGTAATGGCATATTTAGAGAAGAGAGGATTATTAATGTAATCCATATGCACGTACTGTTTGTTGAGGATCCCTTCAATAAGTTCATACCAATTATCTTTGTTAATTGTTAGTTCAGTGTTTATGCGGTAGATACTAGAGCATATACTTCGTTTCCATTGTCGAGCAGGAGTTTTGTAGATGTAGAAAAAATTTAGGTTGCTATTGTAGTAGCCTGTTTTAGGCATAAAAGGTTCAATAGGAAAATCTTTTCTTCCATCTACTACATAAGCTTCCCCACTTTTTCTACGAAAGTGAACGTAGTATCCATCAAGTCCTCTGTTTAGGAGGACTTCTGGTTTTTCTTTCTTTTCGTAATTGATTAGGTAAGTGTAGGTAAATCGTTTGTCAAAGTCATTGCGTTGGTCTGCGTGTCCATCAGGCAATTCCGAAAGTCTTGCAAAGAGACTCATATGCTCTCCTGTTATCATTGTTGATACAATCTTGAATCATATTACCAGTTTCCTCGTCAAGAACATTACCTTCTTCTACAAAATTAATGGCTCGTTCGGTTTGATCATATACCCAACTAATGAGTGTAGGATGGAATATCCAAAAGTTACTGAGAGTACGATATTCACAGCCATAAGCCTTTTCACGGAAGGCTCCTGCTTTACCATATAGCTTACGACGAAGGGTTCCCTTGTCTATCTGAGTGGAAGGAACACCTAAGAACAAGTCCATTGCTCGGATAACTTCAATGGGGTTCTCTTGTGTACCTACATGAACATGCCCACCAGCACTTCGAAGACGAACATCGTCTGTTGTTGGTCTGGGATTTTCTTGCTTAGTCCAAGCATTGAAGTCAGGTTCACATCCAAATTCAAGAGCAGCGGGATCAAGCAACTGGTCGGCGTCGAAGACAACAGCCGACTCGTTGCTGATGTCCATGCCTTTCACTTGTTTATGTTTGATGTGATTGATGGCATATTGGATGGACTTGATGAAGGTGTGTTTATCTTCACAAGGAGGAATGTTGAATTCAACACTTACATTATCCTCTTGCATGGCAAAACCGCGCTTAGGCATGGGTTTGGGGAACATCTTGCTACCACCAATTTTACCAATGGCAGAGAGATGTTTGTGATTTTTTTTCAAGAAGAATTCAGGATCAGCACCGATTGTAAACAATTTTGTTATCCTTAAAAGTTAGGGTTAAGTTTCTTTTGCAAGCTTCTTGTATCAATAGAAAGAGGGTTTCACCTGCGAATTCATCATCAACTTGGAAGATCAGACTAACTAATTCTTTGTCTGAATATTGTTCCATGTTAGTCTTTCAATAAATATTTAGTGATGAATTCACCACATAGTTGAGTGAACTTGGATTTGGGTAGCCATTCTGGATGGCCTTGAATGCCAATAGCACGCATTTCAGGAAACCATACGATTTCTGGACAAGTGGTATATTCAGTTACTTCTTCATTTTCACCAAATCCTCGAAATTTTTCTTGTGTTTGAGCAAGGATAACATTACCTGGTTTAGGTATCATCATTTGATGATGGGCTGTGTTGGATTTGCACAAGATTTCTTTTGTAACTGGATCATAGAGGTGGTGTTGACCACCATTTTGACTATGACCGACTATATGCTGGCATAGACTACCACCATCCAACGCACAGATGAGTTGAGCACCCCT